AGTTTTTAACAAATGCGTTAAGGTTAAAGCTGAGCAAATGAATCCCTTTTAATGCGGCCGCGCTGGCATACATTAAAGAAGCGTCATAAAAGTAATTTGAATTAATACCCAACACTACCCAGTACTCACTCAATTCAATTTGTTCCAGGCACTTGCGGAAAAGATAGGACCCTGTAATTATTCCGTCCGTAAACCACAGATCACTAACACGAAATCCTTTTAACAATTCCAAGCCATCGACCGCCGCAAGTTTTATGCGTGGCTTTGCCTGGATGGCCTCACGTAGTCGAGTCATCTGATCGGCAATAACTCTACCAATCCAAATAGGCGCATCCTCGCGATACACAATCATTGCCCAATTGTTTTCTGCCTCTGTGCTTATTGAAATAAAGTCAGCCAGTACAGTATTGTTTGGCATCACCCACTCAGTAGAGCATCGTGATGGCCTTAAAAATTCTTCATAGGTTGCAGTGCCTTCACCTTCGCGGTCAATTACAAAGCCCTCGCCTGCAAGTTTTAACTCGGTGCCTGAGGTGGTGCTACCGCTTGGCGCATCCCACAACTCAACCCTGTAATCAATATCCTGTATACTCTTAAATGAGCCGTAGTAAATGCGTGCCATTATCCCCTATTTCTGTCTTTGTTATATCGTTCCAATACGATCGCCAAATCGCGCCCCTGTATTGTGGTGCTTGCAACGTAGCCGCTTTGCTCGTTTGTGTTTAGCATCCCCTTCAATTTATCCAATGGCGCAATCACTTCTGGGTTACTACTTGCCCCGGGATATTCCCCCACCAATCCCAAAGTCGGACCGCTCACAATTCCACCCTCGGCGAATGCTGTAGCCTGTGGGCCTTTGTTAAGCATGTTAGTGATCACCGCGGAACCCGCAACCAAGGCAACACCCGCAGCAGCTGCGAGCACTGGGTTTTTAATTAGCAACTCCTTAAAAGCCTTTGACGCTGTAGCCGTTGCAATCAATGCCTGTCCAAAGGATTTCATAAATGCCGCAACCGCTCCCAGTAATTTCTTGCCAAAATCTTGAAAGCTACCAATTTGCCCCGTCATAATATCGCCCAATAATACTCCGAACGCTTCGAGTCCGTCAGCAGTTAAATTATTAAATGCCTGGTTAACGCCCTCCATTGATTTCGCAAAACGCTCTTCATACTCTTCCTGCTTTGCGATTTGGTTTTGCATCGCATAATCGATTTGCGTAAATGTATGCTCAAGTTTCTGCGGTGCCTTAATATCAATAGGCGCAGGATCTATTGTTTTGATTCCTTGGCGTGGGCCACTAGCAACAGTTTCAATTTCTGTTGCCTTCAATTCATTCCTAGCCTTTTCCGCCTCTAGCTGTCTTTGTGCTTTGTACTTTCTAAAGTTTTCTAAACGCTTGTTATAAGCATCTTGATTTTGCTTTAAAATCTCGGCTTCATGCTCTTGTTGTTTGGCGGCCTCGGCTGCGTTATAATTGTCTCTTTGTATTCTTAATACGGTTAACGCCGTTTTCGTATCGTCAATTATTTTGCCCCAGTTCTCTTTATTGTTTTTACCAAAGTTGGCGCGGGCCTTTTGTAGCGTTAAATTTAAATTCTGTTCCTGTAAAGCAAAGGCGCCTAATTTATTGCCCTTTGCCTCCATTACTTTTATATCGCGCTCGTTTTTTGCTATTGTTTTATCGAGCGTTGTATTTAATCCTTTCAGCGCGGCATCAGCGGGAAAAATTGCGTTCTTTAATTTGTCAAAGTTGGCAATCAATGCGCCAATCCCTGCAATTGCAACGCCTATTCCTATAGACATTAAGGCTGTTCTAAATGCAAGCGTTGCCCCTGTTGCGCCTCCCGTTACTAATGTATAAAGTTTAGTGGCTGCCGTAGTTATTCCAATACGCACAGCGCTCTCGGCTTGCAATGCGTTTTGAATTGCTTGCACTCCATTTACTAAAGCAATAGCGCCCTGCAGCTTGACCATTGTTTTTTGTAGATCCTCATTCTCAACCCCTGCCAATGCAAGTGCGCCCTCAACAGCACCAAAAGCCCCGGCAACTGCTTGCACTCCACCTAATACAGCATCCAATCGACGCGTATCGCTTGCAAAATAACCAACCTCTGCCCTAGCGTCGCCTATGCTATCTTTTATTCTACCCGCTTCTTTTATAAACTGATTAGCAGAGGCCGCAAATTCTGGACCCAATGCCCGGGCTTCCATTGCCAAATTTGTCAACTGCCTAACAGTTGCCATAGTTGGGTTCTTTGTTGCAATAGCGGCTAGCTTTTCCTCAATGCTCTTTGCGCTCTTCGCCACATCGGCAGACATTTCACCGCCCGCCTTTTTTATTACTGATATCGCATCATTAAAGCCCTGTCTGAGCTTTTCAATGTTTGCGCCAATTACTATATTTAACGACCTTGCCATGCTTACAATTCTATTTTATAACTATCTTCTAACAAAATGAAATCACCACTTTCTAACAATAGCAATTCGGTTACAACTGCAACGGTGTAATAGTTAATAATAAAGTCCTGAGCAACGTGATAAATTCCAGCAAATCCCGCCTCATCTTCAACCAAATGCACCTCGCCATCAAACTCAATCGCCTGGCAATAATAGTCATTGAATATATTTGGGTAACTTATAGCCTCAAATGCAGCTCGAACTTGAGCCGCCACTTCTGTAGCACTCGCAAACGTAGTGCCAAAACTACTAACTTGCACCCTTGCAAAATCTGTGCGTGAGTGGCTTGTATTGGTAGGGCTTGCAATTACGCTGACTAAATTATAAGCGATTGCAGGGAATGCAGACTCTTGCGGAATCCGCAAAGGATTTAAGCGAGTGGAAACCAACGCCGTAAGGTCTGACGCATTGCTTAAAATGTTATATACTATTTTTATGGGTGCGCTCATGCCTTGGCGTCCGGTGTTAATTTATCAAAGACATGCGAATATAGTTTAACCGCTTCCTCAATACTAATATAGTCGGATTCCTCCCATGGAAATGTTAACAGCCTTTTCGGTTCTATTGGCTTTTTTAAGTGTGGAGCCATCCCTGTAGCAACTGCCCAGCGGGTGATCTCCCATTGGTTTCTATACTGCTGTTGCTGCGCCTCACGCATTCCCTCCAATTTCAGCCGCCAAAAACGTGGCGAGCATTTCCAAAACTCCGATTCTGTGAGATTCAATTCGCCGTAACTGATGCGCTCAATCTTGCGCCAAGTTAGCGGTGCGCCGTCGCCCTTGGCTTTTACTTTCCCTCTGGCTCTTCGGTGCTAAAAAAGTCACTAACGGCCTGCGTGAATCCATCCAGCGCAGGGCTCAACTCTGTAAATCTTTTAACCGATGCGCCCAACTTTTGGATTGTGGGGTATGGCGTTTTTTTGCCGTCGGCTTCGTAGCCTTCCAGGATTCCATAGAATGCGCAGGCTAATGCGAAGTCCATAGATTTGGCAAGGTCTTTTTGCAGGTTTAGATCTGCGAAATTTTCCATTCCAGCCAACTGCATAACGTTGCGCAGGCTGTTCATGTTAAACAAAAGGGGGTGCTGAACACCCCCAATGGTAATGTGGCTCATGCCACAAATATAACAAATAAATTATGAAACGGTGCCAATAGTCAAGGCGCCTGTACCTTGCAAAGTTCCTGTAAAGGTTGCTTTGTCGTTGTTAGGTGCGCTCAAACTCAAGCTGCTAAAGAAAGCGCCGCCTGTAAATTTCTCATCGCCTGTTACATTGGTAGTCATTACAACTGTTAATTGAGTGCCCGCAAGCAAATCAGTTAACAAATCTTTGTAAGACAAGCCGCTTGTGCTTACAGATGAATCGCCTTCAAAAATACCTTCAACGTTCAAAGTGTAGCCATACTCACCGGCAATAAATTCTTTAGCGCCTGCGCTGTCTTTGTTAGTAACGTCGATCATATCTTTAGAGATATCCATCGAGTGTGAAGTTGCGTTTGCAATTTTAGTCAAGGTTCCGCTCACATCTTTATAGATGCTTATAAGCGTGCCGTTTACTGGTCCAGTAGTTGCCATGATTATTTATATATTAAATTATTTTTCTTTGCTAAATCGGCAATGATTTGATCAACGCCTTTCATTATGTTTTCCTCTACGCTTGTGGCGTTTGAATCGACAGCCCTTTGCATAAAACGCACCGGGGCGATGGCGCCTGTATAACGGCCTGTGCTCGATTGAATTCGCTCAACTGTCCCGTATTCATACATCACGCCCAGATAGTTGTTATAGTATTCCTTGCGCAAGCCAATCAAAGCCTTATCGTAGTTCTGATTATCCTTGCTATTAATGAAACCGATTGAGTCCCGCAAATCGCCCGTATCGACTGGGACCAAAGATTTGGCAGTTGCGATAATTGGGCTTGCGCTTTTCTTTAGAACTTGCTGAAGCTTACGACTTTTCACACTGACCCCCATAGCCTTTAGGGCTTCCAAGGTTTCAGCGAGTCCGTCAATTTTCTCCATTATTGTGTTAATTCAGTTTGTAGTTTCAAATATAGATTGCGTTGAAGGTTGGCAATGTTAACAATGTTGTGCGCTCCATTGTCATCAACCACCCTGTGCTTAACGCCTACGGCCGAATTAAAACGGATTGTATAAAACACAATTTTCTTGTGCTCGCGCCTGTCTGCGTTTACATTCTCCGCGCCACTTTCTTGCTCAACACGCTGCGCCCAGGCGGTGGCGTATTCGGTCCACGTTTGCAGTTTCTCGCCTGTGTTGCTATCTATGGTTTCGGTGTAACTTTGCAGACTCACCAAAACGTCCATTAACCCCGCATTCATTAGATCATGATTTGGATTTTGTACGGATCGAGTAGGTAGTGAAAGCCAAAATTCATATCACTGTTAATACTGCCGGCAATAATGGCCTGCCTGTTATCGTAATACTG